GTAGGTTTGTCTTTTCTATTCGATCTACGAAAGGAGTTTGACCAGTTGATGTACTCTAAGTACACTTCCTCCAATATTTCATAGTCTATTTCCTCACTAAACGGATCAAACCAGTCTGGTCTCTTATCTATTACTACTTCTAGAGTGGATATGACTGTAGCTAGGTTGTCTGTTGGGACATCAATAGCAGGTACGCCACCCAGTAGAGAAGACTTGATAATTCCCATTTGCATGTTTTCCATAGCTGAAGGGTGGTGCATTTCAAAAATACCAGTAAATTCTTCGTTTACGTCACTGAAGTCTACATTGAATCTTAATTTGCGTTTTCTACCCATATTAATATCGGATAAGGTACGAGACCGTAATGTTTTTAATGGCTCTTGGTTAATATTTTCTGACATATCTGATTCCTCCTTAGGTATTGTTCACAAATAAAATCGGGGTGCAGGCATATAAATAAATACCCACACCCCGTATTATTAATTTTTTACTTAGCGTACAAATACATCCAGGTAGCGTTTTCACCTGCAATAGAGTTGACTCGGAAGGTCTCTCTATAGGTTGAACAAGTACATCCATGATAGGATCTAACTATTTTACCTGTGTATTTATCAACTACTTCTATAGTGATCATATCCTTTTTCAGGATCTCTTCACCCACAGAAGCCATATCAAGGTCTGCTAAGTCGCTATTACGGACAAAAAATCTTTCACAGTTAATAGTACCTTCATATCGGTTGTTTACAATTTCTTGTGGCATTATACTGCCAATCTCGTAAACTGGCTCCGCACCAAAGTTACGTTCACCGTCTAACCCCTGAATACGCCCTATAATCTTACCCTTGACCCTTATATTAATCGTGTGTCCACTGTGTATGGTCTGTTTAGCAGCAGTAGTCATTTATCTTCACCCCCACCCTTATTGTGCAACTGGAATATCTGGAACGAAGTGAGTCGTAATTAAGATATAGTTAACTCCCACTACTGGGGCTACTAGATAGTCAACATATACGACACCGTTAACAATTCGTACCTGGATAGACTTAGGATCATATGCTGTGATTAACTCATCCTTAATGGCTTGTTCAAGAATATCAACCATAGCTGTAGTTACTGAAGAAACAGTAGCCACAATGCCTTTCTTACCTACAAACTGAGATTCTAGGGAAGTAGTAACTATATTAGAAAGGTCATCTGCCCCACGTCTTACTGAAATTTCCCTGAATACAGGGTTGTTAGTTCCAGTATACGTAGTAATTCCCTCTACTACTCGAATTCCACCTTGAGGAATACGCTCCAATGTACACACACCAGCAGAGATTAAGTCGTCTACATCTGGGTCTCCACTTAGGAGGTCATTTTCTAGATCTACTAGGTCAAACTGATCAAACGTGATAGGCTGAGATGGGTCAACACCTGCCACACGTCCAGCTATCATAGCCGCAGTAAAATACGCAGGAATAGCAGTCTGACCATTATTAACAGGCTTGTAGTAAACAGCAGGATATGCTAAGACAGCTCTAGAATTGTTGAGGTTAGTAGCTCTTTGCTTAGCTTTATCCTTATCTTCGCCTACCCCACCACCAGTGAATAGGAGTTGTCTCTGCTTACGAGATTCCATTTCCTGTATATGAGTTAAGGCTTCTGCATGAATACTAGCCTGGTCAGTAAGAACAACTAGCATGTCGGAAAATTCTTTCTTAATAGAATCGAAGAAAGTTACCCAACTAGAAGGCGTAGTTCCCAGTGCACCCCCTGCTAAATTGGTGTAATTAAAGTTCGTAATAGCTCCTGTTACGGAAGCAGTAACCAAGTTACTATTAGCCAAGGTATTTTCTATATCTGCCTTGACAGCAGTAGCATAGCCCCCTGTTCCAGTGATAGCAACTGAAGTAAGAGCGTCCAGTGAGCTGGTATTCGTATTAGCACTGGAATAGTTGATGAATTCAGCACTATAGTTAGATACACTATTAATATAGCTAACTAAGTCCGCAATAGTTTCGTATCTTGAGCCAGTTAAATCTACACTCAAGTCAGCGACTGCACTAGCTTGATCAGCACCAATAGAAGTAGTAAAAGTGATAGCTTTACCATTTCCATCTGTAGCTACTGACATTGCAGCATAGACATCTGCCCCAGTATAGGTGACCTTTAGTACAGCCCCCACATTGTCATATAACTCCATGGCACCTGTATCCCATCTTTGAGCTACGATCTGTTTAGTGCCAGCTACTCCCAGAGAGCCATCAGCTACTTTTACTTCTATGTTGTTACCAGCAGTGCCAGTCATCACAGCAGTAAAATTAATACCGCCTTTAGACAGAGTAGCCGCAACTAAAGGATTTACTACAAGTATACCTGCTATACTAGCCCCTTCCCCACCCTCGGGTGCAGGGGAAAATAACATGTTGATAGCAGTGTATAAATCTCCACCCGTAACATAATTTCTAGCATCTGTAGCATTAGTGAACCACTTTACTACTCCAGGCTCACCTGAATCACCTTCACCTACCAGGATAGGAATGTTCGTAGCTCCAGAAGAGGAGACTACCATCCCATTAGCATCAGTGTACTCATATGCTCCAGGGTGTACAATATTCTTACCATTAAAAGATACACCAAAATTATTGTAAGGCATCTATAACACCTCTCTTTATGAAATATATTTTTTGAATGCTTCTTCCCATTCATGTAGACGCATCCATAATTTGTTGTTACACAAGGCTTTAAACCCTGCTTTTTCCATAGCACTCAAATTCTTTCCTGCAAGAAACTCGTTTAAGTGGATACGAGATAATAATGTCTTTTTGTTACTCCCAGACTGACTAGTGTCTTCTAATTTCTTTACATCTTTTTCGTCATCCATATTACTCACCACCTTGTAAGTCTACTGATATAGACTGATTAACCTCTATATCAGAGATATATCCTGTGTCCTCATCTGGGGCTGACACCATAAACTGGCAGTTTAATGCCAGTGCCCTTCTGTATACAAACTCAGGTATGAAGTTAGGAGCAGGTTCAAAGTCAGTACCACTAAGCTGTTGTTTAATGATACCTTGTTCCTCCAAAGACCATCTACCAGAGACTAGTGCCCATTTACATAGATGATATAACTCAACTGTTAAATCAGCATTGTTAGCCCAAACTTCAGCTCTTATAGTAGTGGTATACAAAACTTCTGTAGCCTCAGTAGAAGACTGTGTGTATTCATAAGTAATGTATATTTCATCATCCTTTAGAACACCCTCACCATAGAATTCAACTAAGCCTATATCTGGGTTAGCTATTTCATAGGTAGCTGGATCTACGGTATATCCCTGAGTTCTATTAACGACTTGAGATATACTGACTAAGGGACATTTGGATACTTGGATATAGGGCACTGGGGCTAATCCCCCCCGTACATCTATAGCATGTATTACGTCTTCCCCACTTACAATATTATAGTCATACTCGTCCCCATAGTCCCCTAGACCTGATTGCTCTTCTTCTTCGTCTGATAAGAGAATACATATTGAAGGTAGCTTAGCAGCATCTCTAGGATAACCTAGTCTTATATCTGGACCTGCTTTGCTGAGAAAAGTAGATAATTTGTTTATTCTGGTACTGCTGGCACCCAGAATCCTAGGTAACTGGTCCAAGTTACTTCTGAGGTATGCAAATTTATCCTTGAGCAGTTCAATTAAATAATCTTCAATTATAGGTACCACATATTATACCCCCTATAACTCTAGTTACTATGGGACATATCATGAGCAAACACTTTTGAAAATATGTCCTGTATACTAGACTTAGATGTTGAGGCATTGTCGAAGATAGGATGACTTTTTTCTATCTTAACTTCTTTAGGTTTATGGGAAAGAGGTATAGTCCTCCCCCATAACCCTTCAACCCTTGTAGGACTTTGCCTGCCCCAAGCATTTATCCTAGGCATGGATCTGATAGGTGTGTCCTGGTGCCTATAACTTAAAACGTCCTGTAATCCCATCTTGGGTAGGAAGTCTCTGAGGTCTATACTAAAATCAGTATCAATTTTGAAGGAATGTATCATCTAAAAAATCCTCCCTTTTAATTTGATACTGGCTAGGGAGGGAAACAAACCTTTCTATACCTCCAGCCCTATAAGTCGTATAGGTTCCTCGTAGTTCATGCACAGGATTTATAGCTATATAAACTGGAAGCATAGTATATAATACTGAATATTTCTCACCTTCATCTAGGGGTTCTATAATCCACTCTATGCTCCTGCCATCCTCAGACAGGTTAAAGTCCTGACCCACTAGATACTCGTCTGTTAAGCTGAATAAGGCTAGAACCCCTATAGCAGGGTATCTAAGTGTATCAGGTTCCCCACTTGCCCCTTTAGTTATCACTTCAGAAAATTTAGTAGTAAAGTCTAGAAAAGTAAATCTGTCTCTAAAGCCTACCTTGTCTGTGCTCTTAGGGGTGAGATAGGCTGAACCCATGTCATATAAACCAATTTTCTCTTGTTCCTTATGACCATTTATACTAGTCACTAAAGCTCTTATTTCTGTTGGTCTTATATATTTATATCCTTTACCCCCACAAGAAGGACATGTATAATCTGATCTACCTTCATTTAGACAAGGACAAAACATTCCCTGTTCCCATGTCATTCTGTATCCTTTTTGCTGTACTGT